GTTGAATTGTTGCTGTCGTTATTCTGGTCGCTCAAAAATTGACCGGTAGCGGACCGACCCAACATCGCTTGAGAAGCACCGGGACGCAAGAAACTTTGGCCTTTGTCAAAGAATCGGGTGTATTTTTCTATTTTCTTCTTGACTTTAGCAGCCTTGTCAACAAATTCTTCAACCTTTTTCAATTTTTTCTGCAATTTACGAAAGGCACTGCTCTTGTTTAACAGTTTAACAGCCATCTCTTTGACAAACTTTTTGAATCCTTGTTCATTCAAGTATTTGTTCATGTCAATATGTGGTAATGATTCTATAGTATAGTGTGTGTAGTGCCATTCTGTTGTGTATATATCGAAGTTAGCACCATCACCGTCTTGATATGTCAATTCTTTTGAGTCGATACTAGTGGGTACACAGTTGTAGAATCTCCATATTTTACGTTGCACGGTTGGTACATATTGTAATGTTTTGGCGAGTTGTACCACACTTATATTTGCTTTAACATTACGACCATCATTCCCAGGACGAGCCACCAGACCAGCATGTGATGCTAGCATCAACCATGGGCGAATCACCAGATCCACAAAACTACGATTAGTCTCTCGCCATTGCACTGTGAGAGGTTGGGTTCCCATACGATTGCCCCCTATTTTACCAGGCAAGAAACCCATGTTATTGTCTATCGCTAAATCGTTTATCTCGTAACGCTCTCCCGGTAATACAACACCCTGCGCCAATATACACCCATGTCCTTGCCCGGTGCGCATGTACGCGTCTTTTGTTATCTCTCCCTTGCCCTGGTCGATGTCCCATCCTGGTGTCTTGGCACCTGGTTGATCTATCCGGCCTCCATGTTGACCATTGTCACCAGGTTCATGTGCATGCATGGCTGCTGCATTTATGAATCTAGGTATCGGATGTGTTTGCGTGAACGACACATCTGATGATTGTGTTGTGGCTGCTTCGATGTTCACCAACCACATGAATTTGTTGGGTACAGCGAATTCCCACTTTTCTAAATTCTGTAAAAAATTCTCTGTGTAACTGAAAGGTTGATTGAATGGAAAGATGTTTGACCCTAGAACATCGTCTATCTTCTCACCAACTCTACGTAAATCATCAAACATATATAATATTATTTAATGTACGTACAAAAAAAAGCCGCTCGAAAGCGGCTTGATTAGTGTGATTTGGTTGTGTTTATTGAAATTTTTGACTTCTTATGTAGTGATAACCCATTGTCACTTGGAACTCCACAGGAGCACCTGTTCCAGCTGGATTGTACTCTACATCACCGACACTAGTTGGAAATGCACCTACAAGTGTGAACTGTGTGACTCTGTTCAACTGTGTGTCAAGTTGCACAAGATCCACAACAGATGTTTCACGAGCAATGAAGTAATTACCGGTGCTTGTGGCATCATCAAATGTGTCCCTGGTCCAATTGAGCAACAGGTTTCGTAGATTGTCCACTCTGTCACTATAGAATGTTAATGCATATTCACCAGAGTATGTGGCTGCCCCAGGAACTTTAAAATTGAGTCCCATGTATGGTACATCTGTCACATTGATGGTCCTGCCGGGAATTGAACCTCCCTTGGCATACACAAGATCATCCTCGGTGATAGCTACACTACCGTCGTCATTTTGTATGTTAAGTACTCTAAATTGGAAGTCGCGGCTGAAATCTCTCTCTTGCGCTACTCTGTAGAAGTCTGATATTGTTTGTCTTACGTCTGGCATAAATTTGTTTCTCCTTAATTACTTAGTCTTACGATACCAATTCGCTGAAGTCTTGACCTGTTCTAGTTGCATAAAAGTTACATAATATGAACTCTGCAGCTCTAGTAGGTTTGATATAGATGTCAACTACCAGCTCGTTGTTGTCAATAACATCCGCACTGTTGTTTCTATCATCACATACTATCAGGTAATCGTACAATCCTTGTGTATTCTTTACCTCTTCGAATATGGGTCGTATAACATTGACCAATTGTGTCCGAGTGAACAGCGTGTTTGGTTCAAATACGAAGAACTTGACTGAATTCGAAACCGCTTTTTGCAAGTACAAGAACGTACGACGTACATTGATCCTGTCGAAAGCACTGGGTTTGGCTTGCATGGTTTTCTGACCAAATATCGCGAATCCTTCGTTGGGGAATTGTGTGATTGGGTTGATACCCAACTTGTACAATTGATCCCGTTCTTTTTGTTTCGGGTAGTAAGCCAGATCTGTCAATCCAGACAACGTTCCTTTGGTGAAACCGGCTGGGGCTATCCATGGAGCGAAGTTGTTGTCAGTGTTGGCCATCGCTTGTGCTACATAACCACTACATGGTACCCAAACTCCGCGATTCAACGCTTTGTCGGTGGTGAACGCCCAGTTACCGTATGTTGCACAGTAACTGCTGTTCTTGTTACCACCAGTCATCATGTGACGCATGGGCCAGTAAATGTGTTGTGAGAACGTGACTCCTGCTTCTCTGTTTTTGCTGGTTAATATTCTGCTGTTCCTGCCTTGTACAAATATGTATCTCAATGGATCTGCAATGTAAATACAATCCTTACGACCGAATTGCGCAAAAGACCGGAATCTCTCGAATATAGCATCGTAATGTGATGTATATGACAATTCTGATCTCTCGATATCGTCCATGATCTTGGTGTTGTACAAACCGCTTCCGCTCAATCCGGTGCTGCTCACGACATGGTCTCCAATGTTGAAGTACTCTTCATCATCAAACCAGTCTTGCTGACCACCCTTGGATCCAACGTATACTGTACCTAGACCACCTTCACATACAATGTCAATTGGGAACAGATCTGTGTTTTCAGCTAGTTCAAAAATTCTGTCGAGTTTTGCTGGAATGTTACCAGTTTCGGTTGCTTCTGCAAGTTGTTGACGATACACACCGTGTGGATACACGTTGTTGGCGTGTTTCACTTGTGCTTTGTTGTCGCGTTGTAAGCCTTGCCAGGATTT